CCCAAACATCTGAAACTTCAGTGTCTGGAATTGGAAGTGTGAAGCTTAGAACTGGTGCTACACCTGAGTTTAACCAAGGGTGAACCATCAATTCGACTGCTTTACCTGTTACTTCGTTTTGTAGTCCAGTCACGATAGAACCGTATGTGGTTCCAGTCTCGCCTGGATTGTCAATAACCAAACGGTAGTTAGCAGTTGAACCTGACTTAATTGCGTCAGATAGTTGCTTACGATCGTTACCGTTAAGAAGAACTAGGTCAGGATCAGCCTTAACATTTGAATACAAGTTAGCAAACACTGTTTGGAACTCTACACCTGGGTTAGATGTTGAGAAAGTAGTGTTGATTGCGTTGTTGTAGCCAGTGTTTGCGCCTAGAACTGTTGGCAGAATTCCGTCATATCCAGTTGCGTAAGCAGATGTATCTGCTGATGCACGAGAAGCAAGAATTGCGCTTGTAGTTGAGTAAACAAGAGTGTCTGCTGCGGCAGTTGAACCTGCGCCGACAACAAAACCTGTTGTTGATTTAATTGTGCCCTGATATTTAGCGTTAGCTGCACCAGTTGTAGCACCAATGTAAATGTTGTATCCAAGAGCACCAGTTACAGGTGTGATTACAAACTTCAATACCTGTGATGATGTTGTCTGAGATGAAACTGAAGTGATGATTGACTCACCAAATCCGTTAGCAGAAATACCTGCGTCTGCTGTTACATAAACATAGTAAGTTGAATCAGCAAGAGCTACTTGACCAGTTGCGGCAGATGGCTTTGTGATTGTTACTGTTGGAGCAGAAAGTGCGCCTGAATAACCAGATGCAGTTCCGCGTGCCATAAGCATCATGCGCTCTTCCATAAGCATCGTTGCGTATAGAGTTGAGGTTGATGATAGCTGGCGTAGGTCTTGGTAACCCATACCTGAGAAGTTAGCATCGAAAGATACTGAATCAGATAATGAGTATGAATTGTAAGGCAGCACTAAATCGTCTGCTGTGTAAGAAATCTTTGGACCACGCTCGTAGTTGATTGAACCAAAAGCTGTAGTTGTAGATTCTGTAATACCAGGCCAAATTTGTGCTTGTGAACCAGTACCAGTACCTGTATAGCCAGTAATGCGCTTTACACGGTGAGAAGTACCAACACCTTTTTTACGAGGAATGCGGTTACGAAGTGGAGTTGGGCGTGGTGTTAATAACTTTGCTGGTGCTTCTAGATCGAAGGCAGCGAAGCTTGTTGATAATGGAGATGTAAGTGTGATGTCCTTTTGGATCTCTTGCATTGCTACTCTTTGTGAAGCGAGTGCATTGTTAAGACCTGCTAGTGCATCTGGGGTTAGAGACTTGCTTGCAGCAAGAGCTTCTAATTGAGCAAGTGGATCAGCGGCTGGTGCTTGACCGGGTACGCTGGAAGCGTTTGAAAGAGCTTTACCGAGTGTCTCGGTGTACTCCTCCATGTGCTTTGCAGCTTCTACTGGTGTGGCACCATCGAATAGATCCTTAGCGCGTGGCATTTCAGCCATGTTTGGGTTCCTTTCGGTTAGTTAGATTCGGTAACGGCGTTTGCTTTCGCAATAAACTCTTGATAAAGAGCTTTGTATCCTTTTACCAAATCTGGGTCGGTTGATGCGTCTGCTTTAGCCTTATATGTTGCGGCTTTAACCAATAAATCATTTGACGCGTGATCTATCGGCTTGATAGTCCTTCTTGGACCACCTGCCACAGCGAGAGACTTAGCTGTCGCTAACTCCGACTCCAAACTTATCGCTTTTTCAGTTGCCGCCTCTTTTGCGGACACTAAAGAATTGATCTCTGTTTTAAGAGACTCGGTAGCTATCTTGACTGCTTTCTCAACGATGGCGTTTACATCCTCTGATAACTTATCATCATCAGAAACTTTTTCTTCTTCAATAGGTGCTTCTACAACAGGTGCTACTTCTAAAGGCACTTCAGTTGAAGGCACTTCCTCGGTTGTAGGTTCTTCTGCTTCAGCAGACTTTGGTGATTCGTCTGGCGAAACCATAGTTGCGGTTGATACATCAGTACTACCGTGAGAATCTTGTGGCACATTACATCCACACTCTAGGCACTTATGGGCTTCGGCTGATTTAGGTGTTTCGTTAGAAGCTTCTTCTGTTGTTTTTGTCATTGATTCTCCATTGTGTGATTTGCACATTTTATCATTACATCCTCCAGCTTTGCCGCATTTTTCACAACCGGCACAGTCGCAACCAATTGTTGATTTAACATAAGCATTTTTTTCTGCGGACATTTCAATGTTTTCTTCTGGCGCTGTTACTTCGCCTTCTGCGACTTCACCGTCGTACCAACCAAATAAATGGTGAACGGCAGATAGTAAGTGAGCGATGGACATTTCTTCATTGCCACCTTCGGTCATTTCGTTGGCTTCAACAACAATAAGCTGTGCTAAAGCTTGACGAGCTTGATCGAATAATGCTTGATCGAACTTCACTAAATCTTTAGGTGCGAAAGACTTAGACTGTTCAATGAGTTCCTTAGCGGTTTTCATTAGTATCTCTTTCTGTTCTGTGGCGTCTTTCGCCTGATGTAATTGTAGGGTAATGCTAGAAGACTTGGTTGAAGCACTTACTCCGTCCATATATTGACTTAAATTTTTAGCAACCCTAGAAATAGAAGCACCAATAGATTCGGCAGGTGTTCCACGCAAAACTCCAGTTGCGTCTTCTAGGTGTCCGTACGCTTCATCTAAGTAATTTAAATGCGCTTCTGCTTTGATTCCTCTTGTGCCTTGTGCCATGTCCATTTCTTCTTGAGCTTTTTGAACACTACTTTTTGCTTCTTCAACGCGTTGTTGCATTTCTGTGTTGTCAGATTTAATGTCTTCTAAAGAACTAATATGGTCATCTAATTTATCTTGAAGGTTTCTAACAACTTTATTGTCTACGCCCCCACCACTAGATTCTTCATTAGGTGAAGTGCTTGGACCGAAGCGTCCGTGACTATCTCTACCTTGCTCTTTTTCAATTAATTCTTCGACTTTCCACATGCCGGTTTCGCCCTCAACACTTTTAGCCAATACAAGCTGGCAGTTAGGATTAGCTGGGCGATCTACCAAGCTTACTTCTACGATCTGCCCATCAATAATTCTGCCATTAGCCGCTTTGGTATCTCGAACTACGCGCGGTGACTTAATGCCAATAGAAAATCCACGCAATACGCCAGCATCTACTTTCTTAACTGAAACTGGGTCTACTACAAGAGCGTGAATATAATGTCCGTCTTTTTTCTTTTCGTATTCTTTTGCTACACCAGCCGCAATAGAAGAATGTTGCTCTCTGATGTTTCCGCCAGTTCTGAACCACTCTGGCATTGCCCGATCCAACCAAATAGGATCACAAATTTGTTGGTCAATGTCTAACGCGTCATCTGTTGCTTTACCGTAAACCATAAGAGTTCCGTCAGGTTGTCTGTCTGATTTGGTAATTTCAAAATAAGCTGTAGTTAAATTGTTAGCCATTGATTATTTCCCCTTTATACTGAATAAGTAATTACGATCGAACCTGCCGTTGAAGCTAATGTTGAAATACCGTAAATAATGTCATTAGCGCTTGCGTAAAAAGTTTGTGAAACACCAGTGCCGATAGTACGACCGATAGTTGCGCCTGTTGTAGTAATTGCACTATCACCGACAAATATTGATGCCGCATTACCGTTGTAAACAGTAATTGGAGTTTGTGGTCGAGCGTTTTTATCTACTTGATGTAAAATTGATACTACAGTTTGTGTGCTTGCGTTGATATGTTTAAATGCCATTGATGCTCCTTAAATTATCGCTAATCATACATGTTGTAATCTTGTAAGTCTTGTGAAGCAAGTGTATCTAGATAATCTTGTCCTCCGCTTGGGTCGTCTATCATTCCACCAATTACTGGTAGTAAAGCACATCGACAATTAGGGTGAACTGGTGGTTCGGTGTCGCCAGAGTCAAAAGTTTCGCCAACACTTACTACTTGACCTTCATTTGGTGCGCAAATATCACAAGGATCAGCCGCTATCCATTCTACCTTTTCTAGTCCAGCGTCTTGATAAGTTTCAATAGTAGCTATGCTCATCGCCCGGTTTTGTTCAGTAATAGCGATAGTAAGAGCTCGTGCTGGGTCACCTATTTTCTCGGTGATTACTTTCGCCGCGCGCGCAGGAGAGAATCCAGCTTCTATTGAGTCTGCCAATGCAGTACCTATGCGGTCATAGCCTACTTTGGCAATAGCTTCGCTAGTAATTCCAGCGTCTGCAAGCAATTTTCTAAAAGCGTCAGTAGGGCGTAATTTAAGTGCAGCAGCCCTATTACCGGGAGTCCATTGGCTCCAGTCTACATAATCTCCGGCTTTAGTAATGTTAAGCGCCTTCTTTCTAGAAGCTTGTAACCGTGCTATTGCCTCTCTAGCCGAATCCTGCCCTAATAAATATCCGTCTGTCCAAACTTTAATAATTGCAGCTTTAATAGGTTCTCTATTTACTTGCACATGGAGCATTGCCCAAGCTCGCGCGCGAGCGCGATCCTGAGTGTTGTTGTCGCTTACGAATGGGTGAGTATGCTGATAATCTTCAAATATCTGCCGAGCGTCAATGGAACTCCGTATTGCCGCGCGAACCTTTACTGAATTCTTAGCAGCTATGCGCCCATCAGCCTTATGCGCGCCCCACTTCAAGAGATATAGGCTTTAGCCAGCGATCTCGCAGTTTCGAGGTCACCCTCCATAGCGCAACGATTAAGAGCTTCGGCGACAACCGGGTCGATGGTTTTAAACTCAAAATCTCTATTGCGTCTGCCTTTATTAGCCCATTTCATAAAAGCTTTGACCTCAGCCGCTACTTCAACTTTAGGTTCAATAATATTTGTTTCACCATTAGATTCTAATTGTGGCGCTGTAACAGTTTGCGAAGGATCAATAAGTCCATCTGGACCAAATAAATACATTCCTCCAGCCGATACAAGTATTGGCATATCAGCTTGTGGGGTGTCGAGTAATGGTAAACCTAACTCGCTTCTATGTTCGTTAATAGTTTTAGCGCCAGAAGTGACTTCAATTTGCGCTTTACGAGCATTAGCTTCATCGTCTTGGCGTTTACTTGGCATAAGCTTA